AGTTACCAACAGGGTAGGCGACGGGCGTCGAACCCATAACCGGTGACGCGGCGAATGTGTCGCCGATGATCGTCAGACCCGTGGTCTCTTTCGAGGCGTCCCATCCGATATCGTACTGCCCATTGTCATAGGCTGCGACAACGCCGGAACCGTAGTGATCCATAGAGGTTGTATAGAGTAGGGTCATTTACGACTCCGCTGCGATGGTTTTTCGGATTTGCTCTTCAACGCCGTGATTGGATATCCGTTGAGGTGCGCCTGCGATAGCATAGACAATATAGTCCTGATCTACAAGGAAAAGGGTTCCCTTGATATTGACCACCGTTCCTTCAAGCGCGCCGCGATCATAAACCCGACCGCCCACGGGGTTGAACGGTAGGGCCGCGTCGCCGGTTGGATACCAGATTTCCGTGGTCGTCTGGCCGATGAACCAGACCGTGTCTTGCATGACTTGGAGCGATACAATCGTATCCGGCGAGGATTCTGCCGTGGCGAAGTTCAGCGCGTCGATCGTCACCTGTGCGGGTTCGACCCAATAGAACCGGTCGGTTCGTCCGATCGCGACGATAACGTGTGACTTGAGGGCGGCGCAGTGGGACGGGGGTAGGCCGTCGGGAATTTCCACTCCGCTGAGTCCATGATTATTGCCTCCCGACAGCGTTCCAGGAGTTGTGATAGTGCTTCCCGAGTCAACGGTGTCTTCAAGAGCATAGGTGTTCCCTTCTGCGGTGTCGATCACTGACGTGGTGGTCACGGTAGCGGGGTCGGTGAGCACAGCGGTGACGGTCGTAGACTGCCCCGCCAGCGTGGCGGAATACGTTACCCCGCTCTCACCGGTGAAGGAGATGGCCTTTACCAAGTTCTCCAACGTGTCGGCCCACGCCGCGCCGATCAGCACCTTGAACGGGTTTGCTGCGTCGCCAGCGCCGTCCGTCACGGTCGTCGAGAACCGCCAGTAGGTGTTGTTGATCCGTATCGTATCCCCGTCGACCGCGTTCGCGCCTGTGACGGTGATCTCACCGTCTGCCTTCGTGCCGCCGCCATAGAACTGAAGACGATTGCCGTCGGCGATGAACAGGCGTTCATAGTCCAGACCCTTCACGGTACACATGGACACCTCGCCGTCGCCGTAGATGACGCCGGTGATCGCGTAGGTGGTGCCGTCGAGGTCGCGGCGGTACAGGGTGTCTCCGCTCACGAAGAAGAGAGCGCCGCCGAATAGCCCCGGCTGCGAGTAAATCTTGCGGATAGGGCCGGTGCCGTAATAGCCCACGACGGTCGTGCCGGGGCGGGCGACCGCTGCGCGCTTCTCGCCTTGGAAGGGGTTCTCTTCGAAAAACCTGTTCTTCAGCGGGGCAGGCGGAAGGTCCGCGTAAATCCGTTCGAAGCTAGAAAAGGAAAAATCGAGGGGCGGCATTTACCAACCTCCGGTGTTCGGGTCGACGTTACCAAGGCGGTTGTTGTAGTTCTGAGACGCGTGTCCAACGTCGCCGACAATCACTTCCTTGCTCTGCCTGTACCATCCACGCATGGACGTGACCATGTCCTTGTAGCGAGCGAAGGTTATCTGACGAGGCTCGTTTCCGAAGCGGGGTGACAGTCGCATAGCCAAGGCCGTGATCCAGTAGTCGTCCCACATGGACGGGAAGGGGAACTCCCCGGCGTAGACAAGGTCTTCCAGACGCAGCCACGTCGCAACGTCGGCGCGGTACAGATACGAACGCGTCGGAACCCTCGTGTTCGCCCCGATCGTCGATCCAAGGACCACCGAGGTCGCAACGCCCGTCGTGTCGTCACCGATGAAGTTACCGTTGCCGCTGATCGTCACGTCGGCGGTGAACCCGCAGTCGACGAACTGCATCCAAGCACCGTCTTGCGGCTGCGCCTGCATGTTGATCGTCATGGCAGACGTATTGCGCAGCATCACACGGGAGCCTTCGGGCGGGTAGTTGTCGTTCTTCGCAAGGAAGTTATTCGACCTTGGAGCCTGAGAGGGATGCCTGACAAAGCTGTCGGCGGTGTTGTGGGGTTCAGGAATCCACCACGGGGTCGGCTTCAGGTCGAGGATCGCCGGGAAGAACGAGTCGACGAGAGACTGAAGGAGCGCAAGCCCCTCCGTCTGCTCTTCAGCCGTCAGTTCGGACGCCTGCCCGACGAAGTTCGACTCCCGGTAGCCGAGCGTTATGATGGTGGAGACAAGTGTCATAGAAGACTATCCTACATTGTCCGGTCTGACATGGTGGTCTTCGACCGGCGCGCGTTGCGATTCTTCTGGTTCGCCGAGGCAGTGTTCCCCGCGTTATCAGCTTTCTTCGACCTGACGGTGCGTCCAACCCTGCGAGACACTGAACCCTTCGGGATAGTCGGAGCCTTGTCGCGGGCGGGCTTCTCGGGCATAGTCGGGGCTTTGCGCGGGTTCGCCTTTGGCTTGGTCGTTGGCTTGGACTTTGGCCGGTTGTTCGGGCGCGTCTTGGGTCCGGTGGACAGGGACGGGCGGGCCATCGGGCGCTTGGAACTGGCCGGTTTGCTGGCCGGTTTCGCCGCAGGCTTCGCCGCAGGCGTCGCCTTCGCCGCAGGCTTTACGATCTTGTACTTCTTGAACCCGCTGCGGAAGGATGTCTTCCCGCTTTCTGCGGCTGCGCGGGCGCGATCGGCGAGTTTCCCCGTGACGGTCTCACCGCTCTTCGTCTGAACCTTCCGCTTCATCTTCACTCTCCTGGTTTGCAAGGTGTTCGTCGAGGGCTGCGACTAGGTCAGCCATCTTCTTCGTGGAAATGTTCTTGGCGTAGTCGACGTTGTGCTCGTCGAGGTAGGCGCGCATTTCGGCGCGGTACGCCTTCTCGGCTTCCTTCGCCTCTTGCTTGGCAATCTCAGCCTCCGTCAGCGACTCGCTACCTTTCGGGTAGGAGTATTCACCGGCGATTATGACGTCTTTTGCGTCAAAATAGCCGTCGGGCCGCTCCTGCTCGTTGGCGATGGTCACTGTGTCGGCCAAGCCGTTCGGGCCGTAAACGACCTTCGGAAACTCCTGCCTCTCGTATTTCTGGTTCATGTCCTCAGTCCTGTTATGTGGAACGATATTTTTCATAGTGCTGTGATCATACGAAAAAGGGCCGCGAAGTCAATCACGGCCCTCAATCTACTTGTCAGTCAGTCTTAGGCGGTGCCCCAGAACTTGACGCCTTCGTTCCGCTTACGCGCCTGCGCCTGAATGAACAGGTCGACACGGCAGCGGTGTGCGCCGGTATCCGGGTCCGAGTAGAACCAGAGGCGCGGCATCAGAGGTGCAACCCCATCGCGTTCGGCGTCAGCCAGCGAGCGACGGAAGCCCTGTCCAGTGTAGGGCATGATCAGCGGCGCGGAGTGCGCAACGATCGCGTCCTTCTTGAACATCAGGCGCGGGGTGTAGGTGGTGCTGGCAGAGCCAACCCAAGTTACCGCTGCGCCGTTGGCCGGGACCGAGTCGACGGTGGCGTGTGCGCGGTTCACAGCGTTCGCGCCGGTAACGGACGAGCCGTCATCAACGATGATCGCCGGGAAGATACGCACGGTGGCGTCGCCGGTGCCGTCTGCGGTGGCGTCTTCGACGACCACGAACTGCTGAAGGAACCCACGGTTTTCACCGATTTCCGGGTCGTAGGCTTCCACGTTCGCGATGGTGAAGATTTCACCCTTCTTGACCGTGCCAGCAGCGCCGAGACCAGCGAGGTTGATCGTCTGCGTGTTGTAGTAACCCGCATTCGAACCGCTGTCCGCAGCCGCGCTGTAGTTCACGTTCTGCGAAGCGCCGTCGACGGTGCCGTTGGTACGAGAGCCGGTCGTGATGCGGCCAAGCTGGTTGGTAGCCTTGATCGGGATACCGTCCAGCATACCACGGAAGCCACGACGCATTGCACGGGAACCTTCAGAGGCCAGAGCCGCGTTATCATTGTAGATATACGTGGCGAGGTTCTGATGGTCGACGTGACCCAAAACCGCGTTGATGTCCATATCGGACTCAAGCGAGTTCAGCGCCAGACGGGTGCGCGCCGCAGAGAACTCGACAGGGGTGTCGATGTCCTGACCGGCGGTTCCGGTGGAGAGATGGAAGGATTCCATCGCGGTCGTGAGGATGTGGTAGTCAATCCGCGAAGCGAGGCGGGCGATACCGTTGTTCAGAGCCTTGTTCTTCCGCGCCGACTGAAGGTCTTTGACCGATTCGATGTCGGAAGCGCCCATCGACAGGCCGAAGACCTTGTTGAGCGTGAAAGTCTGCGAACCAAACGTGGTATCCTGAACACCGGACGAGAGGTCGGCGACAGCACCGGTCGTTTCGGTGATAACGTACTCAGGACCGACTTGCTCGCTCACAACGAAGCCGTTGCGGTCGTTCATCTCGGAAGAGTGCATTTCCCATTCGATCAGATCGGCGGAAACCAGGTTGTTGCGGAGGGTCGACATGATCGTTTTAAGGATCAGCCGTGACTGAGGGACTGTGATAGTCATTTGCTATGCTCCTAGCTGTAGAAGACCTTGTCGAACTCGTCTTGATCGTCAGGGCCATATTGCGAATTTGCCACCCGCTTCTTCCCGGCCTTCCGACCCGGAGTCTCAGGTGCCTTTGATCGCTTCTTTCCGGCAGAAGCATGGGCCGAAAACCGTTCTTCGAGGCGTCCGATGACTTTCGCGCGTTGATTCGCGTCCATCAGGGAGACCTCTCGCAACTTGCCGATATTCTTGGCAAGATAATACGCGATGTCAACCCCGTAATCGGAGTCCAGCACAGCCACCGCCACATCGCCGGGGAATTGGGTGCTGTTGACGATCGCGTCGAAGTCCTTGAACCGCTTGTTGCCCTGTTCGGTGACTTCCGCCAGCCGCGCTTGGTAGTGCGCCTTGCGCTGCTCATGGGTCTGCCGCTCCTGCGCCTCTTCCTGCTCCCTCTGGAACTTGGCGCGCTCAGTCGACAGCTTGTGCTCCACCATCGCGTCGATGTATTTCGGGTCGACTTCGCCGTACTCGAAATCTTCTGCGCGAGGTGCGGGCGTCACGGACGGGGCCGGGGCGGCGGCGGGCTTGGCCTTTTCGAGAGCGGCAAGGCGCTCTTCAAGCGCGAGTGCCCGCATCTCAGCCTCGAAAGCCTGCTTTTCAGCTTCTCGACGCTTCTCGGCGAGTTCCTTTATCCGCTTTTGAGCCTTAGACTGCGGCTTTTTCTTGCCAGCGGGTTCGCGCCGAGGTTCGTCGGAAGACCCGTCGGGATCGTCGTCTTCCTCATCTTCCCCTTCTTCGTCCGCTTCTTCGTCAGAATCAGAATCAAATTCGTCCGCGCCTTCATCCGAGTCAGATTCGTAATCGGTCGCGTCATCATCGTCGTCGTCCTCTTCAGCCGCAGCCAGACGCGCTTCCTCTTCCGCAGCGAGACGGGCGAGTTCAGGGGTCATTTCAACGGTGTCTTCGTATTCTTCTTCCATAAGGAGTCCTCTCTGTTGCTTACTTATTCACCTTGACGCGCTTCGCACCGGACTTCGTCGGTTTGAAGCCGCCGACATGATCCATCAGGTAGTCGGCTGCGGCATTGCCCGCCCCGTACTCACTGCCCTTGGACCCGCCCCGGTTAACCTTGCTGCCCAGAAGCTTGCGCTTGAGTTTGCTGCCCAGCCCCGGTGCCTTGACCTTCTTGAACGTCATTTCTCTGTTCCCTTTCTGATTTGTCCACGGCCATCGCCATGTCTACGCCCATCTTTGCAACGTCGATGCGCTGGTTGTCAATGTCAACGCCCACACGCGCGGCGTCGATGATGTTCTTCTCTTGACCAAGTGCGTGTTTCGATTCGACGGAGGCCGCTTCCACGCCAACCTGCGAGGCGGCGACTTCGGCTTGAGCCATAGACTTCGCGGCGCGAGCGCTGATGTCCTGAATTTCCGCAGACAGCTTTTCAAGCTGCTTCTGCATCATAATCATCTGGACTTGCTGCTGCTGCGCCTGCTGCTCTTGTTGCTGCTCCATCTGCGCTTGGAAACGCTGTTGCGCGCGTGGCGACAGGCGTTCCGGGTCGACCATTCCCGGCGGAAGCAGGGACATGAGACGTTCGGAAATCTCGTCGGCACCCGGAATGTCCATGTTGCGCGCAAGAATGTCCGCGATGTAGTTCGCGGTCTGCGGCATATGGTTCATAAGGGTCAGCATGGTATCGACCGCCTCTTCGCGCTTCGTCGCATAGGACGGGCCAACGGTGGAAACGATGTCGTACTTCCCGCCGGTAATGTCGGGGGTCTGGTCGCCGTAAATCCCGTTGATTTCCTGGAGGACAACCTGATCGTCGTCGGCGGTGATCTTGATGACACGGTTCGTGTCGTACACTTCGGGTATCAACTGGTTGATAACCTTGGCGCACTCACCCTGTGCGATGTTCATGTTCGCCAGATAAATCCGGTCGCCGAGTTCGGAAACGCGTTGACGGGCGGTGATCGCCTTGCCGGAAACCTCGTTGGACTGAACACCTAGGCTCGCTTCGTGCTTGTTCGTCACGTCCTTGATGTCCTGCACGGACATCTGAGCCTCGGTCAGAACCGCTTGGTTCATCATGGGCGGCGGAATGAACTCAGGCTTCGCGCCGTCGGACTGCGAATCCCAGAAGAGTACGTTGTCGCCGTCGCGATGCGCGTTACGGAACTTATCGGCCAAGCCGCCCTGCATGGCGGTGCTGTCGAGCAACCACTTGCTGGCAGGCGACTTCTGCAACTCTTCAGCGAGGATCGACCGCCAGTAGTTGTGAAGACGCTGCGGGTCTTTCGCGTTGCGGACAAAACCCCAGCGATAGCGGACTGCCGCCTCTTGGAGCGCCCAGCCCTCAACCCGGAAAACCGGCAACCGGCTGATATTCAAACGGAAAGGTCCGTCCAGGACTTCATCGCCGAGCACGTAGCATTCCGCATACGGTCGCGTGGTTTCTCGCATGATGGGCTGACCGTCCTCGTCGACTGCCAGACCTGCCGCGATCTGATCTTCCGTCCAGTCGGAAACGTCGATCACGTCGCCGGTTTCCGCCTCAAGACCGAGCGTCACAGGCTCGTCCTTCATCTGCCAGAAATAGCAGATACGGACCATTTCCTCGACTTCCCAGCCGTGGGCGGTCATGGTCGTGTAGTCGAGTTCGTCGCCCTGCCAGCCTTTGGAGTTCGGCTTGGCGTTGGGGTACTGGTCCCGGTAATCTTCCTGCGTGATCCACTCCATAGCGAAGCAGCGGCGAGCGTCAGCGCCGGAAGGTTCGCGGGAAGCCCTGTCCCAAACGACGCTGAACGGATCATCATACGCCTTCAGGCGGATATCCTTCTCGAAAACGTCGTATTCGTTGTCGACCAACTCAATGCCGAAGTTGCCCTGCCCGCAGATGTACGCGGTCTCCATCGCCGTGTAGAGGGCGTGTTTCGCCATCGGCTCACGCGTAATGGACCGGATCAAGCCCTTCCGAATGTCTGCGGCGAGTTTGGTCCCGCCCTTCGTCGGCATGACGGTCAGGGTCGTATCGGTCTGCTCCCATGAGCCGAGATACTGCGCGATGAATGCCGGGAGGCGGTTCACCGTCAGCACCGGCTTGCGGAGCGCCTGACGGCGGTTCCGGTCGTTGATGTCCCACTGGTCGCCGATCGCGAACTGCATATCCTCGCGGGCAGGTTCGATGTTGTGCCGGTCGGCATCAACGTCCTTCTGGAAGGTGCTGCGCGCCGCGCGGACGAAGTCTTCCTTCTCTTCCATCTGAAGCGGATTGCGCTTCTTGCTGTTCGGGAGTGTATCCGAAGCCTTCATTAGACCATCCATCCGCCGCCTGAATCAAACCATGTGGATCGCGGCTGCTGAAAGCTATCCATTTTTTGACCACCTATGCCGCCACTATCCGGTGACACCGTACTTTTATTGCGTGATCCGGTCAAGGAGGTCTGAATTGAGCGGTCTGGAACCGCGAAAGTCAGCACGAAGCTATCCGCGCAGTCGGGGGAACGTCCGAGCCGGTTCTTGATGTCGATCTTCGACTCCAGAAGAAGGTCCGTTGTCTGGCCGCTGATCTTCGCGCCGATCGCGCCAAGGTCCGACTGCAACTCATTGTCGTCGGGGATTGACACGCCTTCCGGCAACTGGAACCACTCGCGGGCGCGATCATACATCTCAGCGCGCCGGTTACGCGGTCCAGGTTTGTGCGGATTGATCTGCTTCGCCTGCGACTTGGACCCGAAGTCGATCGGGTAGCATTTCGCCGCCAGATCGGGGTAGCGCTCCTTCATGCCAGCGAGCAGAGAGGTGCCCCACCCGCCGGAATAGTCAATGTTGCACCGGTCGACGTTGTGCGTCCGCATCGTGTCGGCGACCCACTCAACCTGCTCTTCTCCGGGTTCGACGTTGGGGCGACCCTTCTGCCACAGGAGGACGTGGCCCTGCCTCAACGACATCATGAACTTGTCTCCACCTAGCCCCGCCGGATCGACACCCAACACGCGCGGGCCATGCGCCTGAATGTCCTTCCGCGATCGGGCGCGCATGACGTACACAGGCTTGATGAAGATTTCGACGCCGGAAGTCTGGAACGCCTCGTGCGGCGTGTTCGGGAACTCCTGCATGAATAGCTGCATGTTCCCGTTCAACTGCTGTTCGATGTAGAACCGCCGCCAAGCCATCTGCTCCATGTCGAGGTCGAACATCTGCGCCAGTTCCGCCTCAGAAGGCAGACCCTCGCCGTCAGGCTCCGTGCGCAGCGCAAACCCGTTCGGCACGGGCAGGCGGTAATCCACGTCGAGATACCACGGGATGAAGATCGGAATGAACTTGATGCCGTCGGCGGCGTCGATACCGGCTTCGGCACGGGTCCAACGCGTGTGGAACTCGTTGCCGATACCGTTGGCCGTGCTCTCGACGACAATCTCCGTGTTCTCTGCCAGCGGAATAGAGGTCACGAAGCCCGCGAAGGTCTTCTCCGGGTTGGGATAGAACGCGGCTTCCGACAGGTGTGCGAGCGTAGGCGTACCACCTCGACCGGTCTCGCCCGATCCAGCGGTTGCCACGGTGTAGGTCGACTTGTTGCTGAACTCGAACGCCTGCGCGGACGCCTTTTCACTCTCCAGCCGCATCGGGTCGTTGTTGTAGTAGTTCTGCACCATCGCGAACAGGTCTTTCGACGAGTCGCGGACGTGCGCCATGACGACGGCACGGCGGTACTTCCACAGGCGGGTCTTGGTGTAGAACCGAGCGCCGATGTAGGTCGACGCGCCCTGCTTCCTACCCTTGAGCACCATAGCGCGAACCATGCCGTGCTCGTGCAACTGGTTCTGTATCTTCGCGTGGATGATCTGCTGCGCCGGATTGAGAATCAACGGCGTCAGCTTCGAGTCCTTCGCAACCACCTTCAGACAGGTTTCGATGTACTTCGTATGGTCGCCACGGCTCTCCTGCATGAATCTGACCAGCTTCGCCTCTTCCGGCGACAGCTTGACCACGGCCCTCTGGTTTTGTCTCAATGCTGCATCCCCTTCAAATCCGGCACCGCGAACAGCGGTATGACGAAGTAGCCTTGGTCCGTCTCCGGGTCAAGTGGACCGGCAACGGCGGTGTACGCCTGCTCCACGTCGTCAGTGTCATCCCCATCGCCGTCATACAGGCCGGTGATCGGGACAGTGTAGTCATTTTCAAGGATGGCGAACATGCCGCTCAACGATACCGCGCGAACGAAAACCTTGTCGCCATCTTTCATTCTTCAAAATCCACCATGTCTGCACCGGCCAGAGCCAGGATTTCATCGTCTTCAAAGTCCGCGCCGGAACAGTTCCACGGGTCGGCCTGCTCCAGCCACGGGTCGTTACCGTTGCGGAGAGGGACTTCGTCGGGGTTCACCGGCACCATCTTCACCACTTCTTCCGACTCGTCGAACTCACCTTCAACCTCGAACTCCCCATCAATCACGTCCATCAACTGGTCAACGGTCTTGTGATGCGTCACTTCCGACTCCCTCGCAATGATCTTCGGGAACAGCTTCGTGTAGAAGTCGTCCTTGTTCCTTTCCGCCCAAAAGGACAACGCGGCTGGACCGCCAATGTCCTCAAACGCAAAGAGGACCGCCGAGCGCGCATAGCGCCCGACAGCCTGATAAATCTCACCGTTGAACGTCTGCGGAACGGACGGTGACGGGGGTTTCTTCGCCAAGGGATGGCTCATGGCATTGTCTGCGCCAGGAACGCGTCGACGATCGCTTCGTCGGCGGCGTTCAACCCGTTGTTCGCAATGTCGGTCACAACTGCCGACGTTAGCGAGTTAATCACGTAGCTTCGGATCGCTGCCCTGATTGCATCAGCCCAAGTCATATTGCTTCCTCACTCAACAGCTTGTCCATAGGGACGGTTACGCCAGCGGATCGCGCTGACCTTGCACGAACAAGTATCCGCACCAGACGCGCGAAGTCAATCGGGTCTAACTCCGCGATTTGTTCGTAACGGTCAGGTTGTCGCGGTCCTCTCCGACCCCTTACGCGTCCAGGTTTATTGCCAAGTATCCGAAGAACGTCGCGTTGGCCTCGACGTTGGTCGTGCTGGCCGTAGCCGACACGCGAACGTCATAGTTCGGAGGTATGACGCCATATGTCGGCAGGAGGATATTCGCGAACGGGGTGGAGGTCGAGCCAAGGTGAACCAGAGAGAATGACGGTCGCCAGAACGTCTTGTCCACCTCGCGCACCTCGAAGGTAAATTCGACATCCGCCGATGTCTTCTTCGCGATGCCGACGAAGCCGCCCGTCAGAATCAGCGCGTCCTTGTACGATATCGACGTAGCCGCCTTGAAGGACTGCGCCCACCCCTCCGTACCCTTCAAGACGTTGTGCGTCTTGGTCAAGTCCTGCGGTACGCCGCCGGTCACGGTCTGGCCCGACTGGTAGACCCATACGTCACCTGTCGCAGCGGTCGTGCCGTCTATCTGCGCGATACGGGAGCATCGGGCGAGAGGCTGCGACAGGGCGACAGGTGTCTGACCGTCCGAGGCGTGGGTGGTGACTGTCTGGACGCAGAACACGAGGTCCGTACCATCGAAGTAATGCCCCTCGACCGTGAACGACTTCGACGTGTCGCCAGCGGCGGAACTCGAAAGCCTGTCTATCAGGTTCCCGTCCGACGACATGAGTTTGGTCTCTTCAACGGGACCTACCTCCCAGAGCGTCGACTTCGACGTGCCAAGGTCCGTTCGCCGCCCAAACTTTATCAGGCTCTTCCTCTTGTCGGCGATCGACCAGTTCCCACCGGTGTTGCCGATCAACTCACTCAGGGCGAGGTCCAGCTTCGGATCGCCCGTGTTGTTGTTGTATTTACTCATAAGGTCATCCCTCCTGCGGCATCTTATCCACAGGAGGGTGATTCGCACAATGACGTAGGGAGAATGGTTGTCGCCCGCCAGAGCGAGGACCAAACTCCAGCGGGCGACCCTAGGCAGAGCCTGCGGCCACGCTACCAGACCCACCGGCTATGGCAAGTCAGAAAATGGTGGTTACGCCCATCAGCGCCCCAGTGACGAGAAGCGCGAACGCGAGCACCGCCCCAGTGATCACGGCAATGATCAACGCCACGAACATCACCATGACAGCTTCCGGCCATTGGATGTCCTTCGTCGGACGCTCCTCGCTCTCAAAATACGTGCCGTCGAGCGGGATGCGGGGAGGGGTGTGCTTCTGCGTCATGCCTTGTGATCCAACATTTTGCAGAACGCGTCAATCAGTGGCTCGTAGGACCAAGTCGTGATGTGACCCGTTTGCAACGACTCCAGCACGAACACGTACCCGTTCGCCAGCGGCGCAGACGCCACGGGGTGGTACATGAGCCACTCAAGGAACGTCTGGACCGGAACGCACTCCATCAGCCAAACGCCGTGATGCAGAACATCGCGAACTGATCGAACCAGGTTGCCTCAACCCACTCGCCAGTCGAAACCTTCGTCATCAAAACCGACAGCCCGTCTTCCGCCCACTTAACCGTGAGGTCTTCCGCGCCGTTGATGAAGTTCAGCAAGTTCTCTTTCGTCGTACACTGCATTTCCGCGTTCCCTTCTGCATGAATGATTTCACCAGCGTGACGGACGCGGAAATTTTGTCAAGGGCGCAGTGTCTCAGTCGGGCCAGTTAAACGCTTTTGCCGATGGCGTGGTCGAATGGTTGTACTTACGCACAGATTTGCGCACTTCCCTGACGTATGACTTAGCCTTCGACTTCGACTTAATCCCTTTCGTCTCCATCGCCTTTTTCGTGTCGCCTGCAAAACTTTTGTACGGCTTTTCTCCGCGCGGCATTTCAACCTCCTATGATTTCGCCAGCATCATCCACGAGACTTGGCCGGATGTAAAGAGGCTTGAAAATTTTCCGGCGCTGAAATTTTGGGATTTTGTTTTTTGGTTTCCAGGGAACTGTGTTGGTTTGGTTGTTTTGGAACTTGACGGTTGGATTTTTGGCGGTCGCGTGGTTTTGCGCCCATAGCGTACCCTTGCGCCCTCGCCAGCCAACCGCCCCCCTGCCTCATTTCGAACACCGAATCGCCACATTTTCGCCATCAAAAA